TGATAGTCCAATTAACCCATACGATTACCTTGGTTACAAGTACCCGACGAACTGTCCCATACCTATTCCCCCGGCCTGGGACATCTACGACCTTGATGTGACAATGAACATCATTGGCAAGTCCGAACGGGAGCGGGCGGAAGCACAAAAGACCATCATCGCTGCGGAACCCACGGGCAAGAAAGCTGCTGAAGCTGTGCTCAAGGGTAAGAACATGGATGTTATGACAGTCAAGGGCATGGACAGTGTTAAGCAGTTTCTTTTTGGCGGGCCGACTGCTGAAGGGCAGGCGTGGTTACAGTGGGCCGAAGCGCAATCCCAAAAGACTGGTGCGACATCGAGTGATATATTCAGGGGCGCAGGTCCGTCATCCGAGACCCTGGGCCAGGACCAGATGGTTTATTCCAGCGCAGTTCGCGCTGTCAATGGTTATTATGTGCGGTTCCACGGTTGGATGACTTCCATTTTAAGGAAATGGGTCAACGCAGTTATGGAGAACCCAGCATCTTATGTGGAGGTATTGGATACGGTCAAAGTGCCGGGTCTTGGAGATTACGAGTACCCAGTGTACTTCTCATCGGCGGACAAGGTAGCGGACTTTTCTCAATTGGTATTAAATGTAATTCCTTATAGCACACAACGCGGGACACCGGAGATTAAGTATCAGCGATTGTTACAGATGATGATTGGTTGGACATTACCCACCATGCAACTTAGGCGCGAACAAGGTGCTGATATTGACTTGCAGATGGTTGACCGGTTGTTAGCTGATTACGGCGGGTTTGACAACTTTCCACAGTGGTATAAGTCAGTTATGCCCCAAGATGGGCCACAAGTGGACTACGTGATGAAAACAGGTGGCGGCAAAAAGAACGCGGGACAACTTAACGACCAAGCGGGTGCTCTTGGCGTTTCACGGCTTGCCAACTCAGAGGGTTATGATCTTCGTGAGGGTATGGGTCTTGATCGTGGCCAGGGGCCTGCCAGTACAACGAAAGGAGCAACATGAGACAACTACGAAACATTCTAATAGCTTCAATTTTATTGTTCGGGACACTTGCAATACGTTGGAATCACCAAGATATTGTCCAACTACAAAATAGCGTGAAACAGGCGCAACAAACTCTTGATCCATCTGTTCTCGATTCCTGCGGCATTATAACTAACGGCCAAAGTTCGGGTTCAGTTGTGGTGATAGGCCCGCACCTAATTCTGACAGCCGGGCACTGTATCGACATCCCTGATTCTTATGTAGAAGTCAGTGGCCAGCGGTATGAGATCATCAGTAAATGGCGGGCAGAGAACTTGGACGTGGGGTTTGCAGAGGTGGATGGTAGGTCATTGCCACACCTTGAATTTGGTCAGATACCCAAGTTATTGGATATAATATATTTGGTTGGAACACCCTACAATCGGGCATTTACTAATACCATCGTTACAGGTATTGTAGGCAAACTTGACTTGGAGTATATTGATCCTGTTGTCAACTGGACTGGTTGTTTTATTAGCAATATGTTAATTTGTGCCGGAAATAGCGGCGGACCTGTTTTTAACAAATATGGACGCATTGTGGGTATGTGCGTTGGTAGGATGGACGGGGGAGATAGTTTTTGTGTTTGTGTCCCAGTGGACGACATCCTAACTGCGTTGGGCGCGTATCAAACTCAAGCGAGGGAAACTATCAATGATTAACGTCATTCCCACAAACGACCACATACAACATACGTTCGATCCTACATGTCAGTGTAAACCGGGGTTGGATTTCGATGAGCGCGGTCAAATGCTCGTGTTTCATAGTTTTGTCGATCTCCGAACCAAAGCAAGACTGCCGATTAAAAAACGGTGGGAGACAATACGTGATAATATACAAGACCAAAAGGATGACATAAATAATGGAATGTGATGATGACCCTGGACCCGATAGGAACTACTCTTCAAATATCAACAGTGGTATGCAGTTTGATAACCACCTGGCTTTTGTCCCGCAAGGGAAAAGAACGCTGGGGATATTTGACTGGTTTTGTAACGCTGCCGCTATGGTGTATTATGGAGGCGTATTACCATCAATGGGTTTGTTTGATTCTTAACCCCCTCTACTTGTGTTGGTGGTGGAAGGGTCTTAAAAATCACTGGGGAAAGGATAACATTGTGGCCAAGTATAAAAGAACTGGGACTAAGAAAAGTATGGTCGGCAGGTTTATGAACAAAGTTAAGAAACTCGCCAGTAAAAAGACGGGTTATATTGCTAAGTGAGGAAACAGTATGCCTCTTACAGCAAAAGGTGAAAAGATAATGTCCGCGATGATGAAGGAATACGGGGCCGAGAAGGGAAAGAAGGTATTCTACGCCTCGCAGAACAAGGGTACGATAAAAGGTACACACAAGAAGAGGCCGCGTTACCAAAGGAGTAAGTAATGGGCCTTCCAAAAACGCATACTTTTAATGGTAAGAAATATAGTGTGTATTTTGGACCGCTCAAAGGACTTTCTGATGTAAGTCGTAATAGGCCCCTATCTCTGTATGTACGAACTACTGGCTTATCTGCTTCGACGATACTTAATATCACTATCCATGAGGCTTTACATGCCTGCGAATGGAATAGTTCCGAAAAAAAGGTGGATAGAGTAGCGAGTGATGTTAGTAGATTGCTGTGGCGTTTGGGTTATAGACTTAGGAAGCACAATGCCAAGTTATAGTTATAGATGTCTGGCCTGCAATACCACGTTTGAACTCGTGGTATCCATGAAGGACGTGAAGCAGGAAGAATCTTGCCCGACTTGTGGTAAGCAGGCGTATCACGACTTGGTTGCTGACCACTCTGGCGGGAACGTGGATAGTCAGAATCAGGAATATACAATGTGGGGTGAACACGGCACAAGACTTTATGGAGCTTGTTATCTCCCGCATCAGTTAAACGAAGCAAAAAGAAAACACCCGAATAGACAATTTCGTGAGGTAAATGGTTGTTTGTTGCCGGTCATAAAACACCGGTGTGACAAACTACAGTATCTAAAAGAATATGGAAACTATGTTGAGTATGATTGATAGGAGACAGAAATGAGTGACATAACACATCGTTGCAATATTTGTGAGGCTGACTTCTCACCCGGTGCATTGGATAAAGTAGGTAAGTGCCCGTCGTGTCGGATACAGTACCCCACAGTGAAAACCAGAGAAGAGGCATTTGCACTGAACAGACCGGACATCCACTTGGGTGCTAAACTCACTGAGGAAAGAGTGCGGCAGATTGTCCGGGAAGAACTTAATGCTATCCGGGCGGAGATTAGGGCGGCTGCACCGAAACCCGTTGTTCCGGTCGTTGACACAATAGCTAAAGCAGGACAGGAGACTAACAATGGCTGATGACAAAACCACTGATACTACCGTGGCCCAGGATACTGGGAACCAGGATGTTCAACCTGTTGTTGTGAAGGATGATGCCGCGTTTAGAAGCGAGGTTATTGATTCCATAAAGTCCGCACAACAGGCGCAAGACGTAGATGGCGTGGGCAAGGGCACTACCATTGATGCGGGAGACACTGGTTTATTGCCAGGCGATGTCATTCTGCCAGACTTGGCTGGTACTGACATCCCTGATGCCTTTTCTGATGCGGCAGAAAAAGCGGGCATGACCCCGGCTGAGATTGTACAGTTTGCTGACGCACATGCTAATGAGGAGTTGCTTGAACTTATCCCAAGTCTGTTAGCAGCAGTTGAACCGGCGGATGACAGTGCTGATAAGGCTGATGATGCTAAGGACAAGACTGTGGTAGCGGACAAGGACACCGCGGAAGATGACAAGGAGGAAAGCAAGATCGACCCCGCCACCTTGGATGCAATAACTGAGAAAATATCCAAACAACTCGAAGAGAAGTTTGGTGCTACACTCAAAGATATTGAGACTTTCAAAGCCAGTCAAGAGGAACAGTCAACGCATAAAATGGTTGAAACAGTTTCTAAGAAATTTGACGAGGCTTTTAAGGAATTTCCCGTATTCGGGAAAACAGAAGAACTTCCTAAATTCCCTTTTGGTAAGTTAGCAGGACAACTCATACCGACGAGTCCCGCAGCGAAGGCGAGGATGGAAGTTCTCAAGTATGCTGATGCCTTTATGAAGGTGGGGGCGAACATAGATAATGCTATGGATGACGCCTTAGCCACTTATAAAGGTAAGCATCTTGGAAAGGAGTTAGAACGGAAGCTAATTAAGGGCTTGAAAGGGCACGAGACTAAATTGAGCGGGGCACGTACAGGTAAAGAGACTACCAAAAAGTATGCTGACACCCGCGAGGAAATCATCGACGAAATTCGTCAGATGCAGAAGGCGGCAGGTCTCGAACCCTAAGTCTTTGTTGTAATGGATTGTATGATAGCGTAAGGAACCACAAATTGAAAGGCGACACAAATGGCTGGAGAGCCAACATTTGAACAAAATCTCGATGTACTTCGAGGTACTATGGAGCGGTTTATGCTCCGCGAACCCCCTATGTCTTATGCGTATGAGACGTATGAGGACTTGAACCTGTGGATGCACCCCCAGATTATGCAGGTCACAGGCGATGAGCTTAAGGGTTTTATCACTACGGGAACGGTTGGTAATGCCAAGGCATCTAATCCTTGGGCAGAAGATAGCATTATTGTTAAGAACATTACCAAGGAGTATTCAGTAACCCCGTACAAGCACTATAATGGTGCAATGGCGTTTAACAAGGTCGAAGTCTCCGCCCAAGCGGGGCCTGAAAAAATCTTCGACATCGTTAAGTTGCAATGGCGTAAGGCCAAAGCGGAACTCATTGATAAACTCCGTCTGGCCTATTGGACCGGCCCGACCAGTGCATCTGATGTGGACAGTATGCTGTCGATCAACACCTGGTTGGCCCTGGGTACTCAGTTGTCCACTGGTGGTTACACTGGCTATCAGGCCCGGTATAACGATGGCAGTACCCCTGGCACAGCGTTCAACAAGGGTGGTTTGACGAGTTCTGCGTCCGTGAACCCGGAGATGGCCAACTACTATGCTGACCATCAGGGTAACATTGATGAGAGTCTTATGCGGATCGTCAATGAAGCCCTGATGCGGCTGAACTTCAAACCCCCGGTCGAAGTTCCTGATGCAACACTGTCCCGTGTCAATAGATATGTCTGTTTCAGCAGCAAGAACGTCATGCTGACCCTGAACGCGCTGTATCAGAAGTTGAATAGTAACGTCGGCCCGAATATGTTTGCTAACGGTTACTATCCTCTCAGCATGACCGCGCTTCCGGGTGCGATTCGTTTGGTTTGGGTGGACATACTGGATACAGCCCGCGCGTCGTTGTACGGCACTGACCCCGTTTTCGGTATCAACCTGAACACGGTCTATCCGACGTATCTCAAGGGATGGAACATGGCGTTGACTGAGAATGACAACGCGGACAGACACCTGGTTCGCCAACACTTCATCGACTTCGCGGGTCAGACGTGGTGTGACGTTCCATCCAAGGCCGGGTTCTTAATCTCGAAGCATCCGTCCAACTAAACACAACTTTAACTAAGGAGAAACAATATGAGTTTTCCAACTTGGGGACTTGATCCCAAAGCCCGAACTATCCGGGTGTACTATGAAGGTAGTGATACGTTGTATGAGGGTTATGCACTGTGCTATAACTA